CTTGTCAATTGAACTCCAACAAAGGTAAGTTGAAAGTGGATGTACAAAATCTATTAGAGAATGATTATAGAAATAAAATTATTGATATCTTAAAATCTTCGGATGATAAGAGAAACAAATATATGAAAGTAAGACAGGCTCTTATTGATTCTAAAGTTACTGACTTTACCGATTTATATACAATGTTATATGATAAGGTAGATGAGTATGCAGGAGAAAATACGGCAAATGTAATCTTACTATTAGGCGATGGAGTAAACAAATCAGCAGTAGCAATTGATAAAGAAATTCCAGCAGCAGCTACATTAATTCAAATTTTAAATATTATATAATGGCAAACATTTTAGGAGCAGGTGGGCAACCAATCGGAGGACAAGAAGAAAAAGCAGTTTCATTAGAAAAAACCGAAGCAATCGGATGTAAGAAATGTGGTGGTGAGATTTTCGTACAAGGTTTTGGATTCCGTAGAATTTCAAAGTTATTAACTGGTAAACCAAAAGATGAAGTACTGCCGGTTGAACTATTTCTTTGTGGAGATTGTGGTGAAGTACTTAATGAATTATTACCTCCGGGTTTAAAAGTAGAAGAAGAAGCATAATATGGCTAAAACATTATTCGACCATCTAAACGCAATTACGGATAAGAAAGACCCAAAGTATTGGGACACACTTGATGAAAGTGATAAAAAGACATGGAGTAACTATATGATACTCCGTTTTCTTTCTATGAAACCCGAATGGATAGAATTGATTGCAGATATACAACCTTACATACAGGAGGCACCTCCTAAAGCGATGTATTTATGTTTGATAGGATTAATTCCAAAGACAAGAGCATTTTTAAAATATATGAAACCAGCTTCATCTGAAAAATATGAAGATTGGATTATTGAATTGGTAGCAAGACAATACGAAGTATCTTTAACTGAAGCAGAGGATTATCTTAAAATCCTTTACGAAACCACCAGCGGTAAGATGCATATTAAGGAAATTGCAGAGAATTATGGTACTGACCCAAAGCAAATAACTAAGTTAAAACTAAAAGTTTAATTTGGTAAACTCGGGTATTTTTCGTATCTTTATACAATAAAACAACATAATGGCTAAAGTATCATTTTCACAATATAGTATGTGGAGTTCATGTCCACATCAATACAAATTAAACTACATAGATAAATTAGGTGAAAGTTCATCTAATATCCATACAATCTTTGGAACTGCTATGCACGAAACTATCCAACATTACCTTTCGGTTATGTATGGTGTTTCTAAAAAGCAAGCAGATGAAATCAACAAAGACAAGCTCTTATTGGAAAAAATGAGAGAAGCTTATAAAAGTGAAGCTGATAAAATGAGCGAAGGAACTCCTTGTACTCAAATTCAATTAGAAGAATTTTATGGTGATGGTAGACGTATTCTACAATGGTTGGATAAACATATGCACAAATTTTACTCAAAGAGTGGATTTGAATTAGTGGGTATTGAGATTCCATTAAACGCAACCATTAAAGAGGGTGTACATTTTATTGGATTTATCGATATTGTTATTAGAGATTTGGCATCAAACGAAATCATTATTATAGATTTAAAGACATCCACTATGGGATGGAATCAGTATCAAAAAGCTGATAAGATGAAGAACTCACAAATACTATTATACAAAAAGTATTATTCAGAGTTATTTAATATTCCATTACAAAAGATTAAAGTAGAGTATCAGATACTTCGTAGAAAATTGCCCGAAGATTCGGCATTTCCAGTACCACATGTATCTAAGCATATTCCAGCACATGGTTCTCCATCTGTTAAAAAAGTATATGATGAATTTATGGAATTTATCAATACTGTATTTGATGATGGTGGTACGTTTAAAGATATCGAATTCCCAAAAGTACCTGGTGCAGCAAAAAAGAATTGTAAGTTTTGTGAGTTTGGAAATAGGGGAATATGTGATAAAAAAGCTACAAAATAAAAATTTATGTTTTTTTTAAATCATTATACTTATATATATAAATATATAAACAATGAATCAAGAAAACACAAAATTGACAACTGTGAAAATACTTAAAGATGTATATTCAAGTTTCAAAAAGGTTTCCTTTACTTCGGATGTTACACTTCAAAAGCTAGTTAATAGGACTGTGGAGAGATATGTAACAGATATCGAATTTAGGGAATCAATGAACGAATACTTAAAATTACAAATTTCAGGTTCACAATTTTAACAACACAAATAAGTTATGGCAAAAAAGAAAATTCTGTTATTATCAGATGACTTAAGAATGGCAAGTGGTATTGCCACCGTTTCCAAAGAATTAGTATTGGGAACTGCACACAAATATGATTGGTTTCAAGTAGGAGCCGCAATTAATCACCCCGAAGCAGGAAAGGTTTTAGATGTTAGCCAAGATATCCAAGAAAGATATGGTATCGCTGATGCTAATGTAAAGATTTTACCTTGGAATGGGTATGGTAACGCTGATTTGATTAGACAATTAATCAATGCAGAGAAGCCGGATGCAATTGTACATTTTACTGACCCTCGTTATTGGACATGGTTGTATGATATCGAACATGAAATCAGACAAAATGTCCCACTTTTATTCTACGCAATTTGGGATGATTTACCAGACCCATTATATAATCGTAACTTCTATGAAAGTTGTGATTGGATTGGTTGTATCTCTCGTCAAACATATGGTATCATTAAAAGATTATCAGCATTAGATACTAAACCAACGTGGAAACCAAAAGCAGATTGGCAAATTGATTATGTACCACATGGTATTGATTTTAATTTATACAAACCAACTGAAGTACCTGCTGAGTTCCGTAAAGAAATTTTAGGTGATAAGGAATATGACTTCGTATTATATTGGAGTAATAGAAATATCCGTAGAAAACAACCAGCTGATGTTATCGTAGCTTTCCAAAAGTTTTGTGATAAGATTGGTAAGGAGAAAGCAGATAAATGTGTATTAGTAATGCACACACAACCTGTTGATGAGAATGGAACTGATTTACCAGCAGTAATTGATGCAGTAGCACCTAATTGTAATATCATATTTTCTGAAAAGAGAAGACCTCAAGAAGAATTAAATCTTATTTACAATATAGCAGATGTAACAATCAATATTGCTAACAACGAAGGATTTGGATTGGCAACTGCAGAATCGGTAATGACGGGAACTCCCATCATTGTAAACGTAACTGGTGGATTGCAAGACCAATGTGGATTTGAAGTTGATGGTAAATTATTAACACACGAAGATTACATTAAAATTGGTTCTTTACATGAGTGGAGGAAGTGGGAACAAAAAGCTAAACCTGGTCCTTGGGTTAAACCTGTATGGAGTAGAGCATTAGCATTAGCAGGTTCAGTACCAACACCTTATATTTGGGATGATAGAGTTGATGTGGAGGAAGTTGCTGAAGCAATTGAGGAAATGTACAACACACCAAAAGAAGTTCGTAAAGCAAATGGATTGATAGGTAGAGAAGCATTTATGGGCGATATGGGTTTAACACATAAGAATATGTGTCAACAATTAGAAAACGGAATCGAATCGGTTTTTGAAAATTGGAAACCAAGAGAAAGATTCGAAGTATTTAAAATTAAATAAGTTATATAAATGAAACCAACATTAGTATTTCAAGGACCTATATTCACTCGTAGTGGTTACGGTGACCATTGTAGAGATTTAATGAAATCTTTACGCAAGATGGATAAATATGATATTAAAATCATACCTTTAAGATGGGGTAATACTCCACAAAACCAAGTTGATGGTGAGAGCGAATTTGGTAGATGGATGTTAGAAAGAGTTATTACTGAAATAACTGAAAAGCCGGATGTGTTTATGCAAGTTTCGGTAGCAAATGAGTTTGAACCAAAAGGACACTATAATATTGGTATAACTGCTGGTGTTGAAACTACAATAGCACCAAAGGATTTTATCGATGGTTCTAACAAAATGAATTTGATAATTGTACCATCTAATTTTACAAAACAAAATTTAGGTGGAACTGTATATCAGCAAAAAGATAATGATAGTGGACAGATTGTTGGAGAGATTAAAACAATTACTCCAATTGAAGTTCTTTTTGAAGGAGTTGATACTGATATATTTTCTAAAGGAAGTGGTAAGGATATATTAAAAAATGTAAAAGAAGATTTTAACTTCTTAATTGTAGGGCATTGGTTGAAAGGAAATTTAGGACAAGATAGAAAAGATATTGGTATGGCAATTAAAACATTTGCCACAGTATTTCAACATACTCCTAAAGATAAAAGACCTGGTCTTATTATCAAAACATCATCAGCAGGTTTTTCTGTAATTGATAGAGAAGCAACTCGTGAAAAAATAGAAAGTGTAGTTAAAACATTTGGTGATAAATGCCCATCTATTTATTTAGTACATGGGGATATGGAAGAAAGTGATATGAGTAACTTATACCACCATCCTAAAGTTAAATCGATGATTTCATTCGCTAAG